CGGGCTTTGTCTGGCCGATGCGGTGGCAACGCTTAGCCGCCTGCGCGTTCACCGCCGGAACCCAATCCATCTCCACGAACGCCACCTGATTTGCGGCTGTCAGCGTAATCGCTGTCGAGCAGGCCGTAATCTGGCCGATGAATACGCGCACCTTCGGGTCGGTCTGGAAGTTATCAATCGCCGCCTGACGGTCGGCTGTCGCCATACCGCCTGCAACTACCACAGGGTTGAAGTCCTTCAGCCTATCGTAAAGCGTCTGGATCGCGTCGGTGTGGTAGGCGAAGATTACGATTTTATCGTAGGCATCATCAGCCAACTCGCCCGCTATCTGTGTGGCGATGGGCGCTGCCTTGGCCACACCTGTCAGCCGACGTAGTGACGCGATGTGAGGTGCGATGCTCTCGATCTCGGTAGACAAGTCTTGATTTGTCAGCGAATGCGCGAGGATCATATCGACGGCTTCGGCTTGGCGTGGATCGTCGATGTGTTTCCTGTCGTTCCAGTTGTCAATCTCGACCGGCGCGTCTTGCCACCAGATCGGCGGCAAATCTTTCAGCACAACCTCGCCTTTACGGCGCAGCATGATTGCTTTCAGCACGGTCTTGAACTCTGCCATGCGTTCGGTCTTGTTGCCAAGAACCTGAAGACCGAACTGTCCGCTCCAAGTCTTGCAGAAATACATCGTAAAGTCGGCGAAGTTTAAAGGGTACTGCCAAATCGCTTTGAGATGTGTCCAGAAATCACTGACGTTGTTAGGAATGGGAGTACCACTAAGAAGCCAAACACGATCAGCGAAACGAACAAGGCCATCGCCGCGACAGTACTGACCATATAGATACTTTGTGCGCTTAGCAGTACGGTTCTTGAGATAATGCGCTTCATCCAAGACAAGAACGTCTGGCTCAAACTTGGCAATCTCATTGCGGACCTCCTTCGACTGGGTAATCTTGTCGTAGCTGAACACCTTGACTTCGCGCTCGACGGTTCCCCATCGCTCGAACTCACGACGCCAGTTAATCTTGGCGATGGCTGGGCATATCACAACGATCTTTGTTAGCCTAAGTGTATCACACGCTGCGATAACTTGAAGTGTTTTTCCAAGGCCCTGCTCATCGGCAAGGAATGCGGCGGGGTTCTTACAAAGAAAGTCTGCGCCGACTTTTTGGTAATCAAAGAGGTGATCCATTGATCCTATATCTCCCAGTATTTCGATCAAAAAATATCACGTTGTTTTCTAATAAATACGGCACACAATCCATTAAAGAATTATGAGCGTCAGTATGTTCTTTTTTAGAACACACGAATAGGTTGTCCAAACGGTTGTCTGTATCGACGCAATTTATATGGTGAACAACTTCTTCGGGAGTTAGAAACCGGCCAATGTCGCGCTCGACAATGAGGCGATGTTGGTGAACGTATCCTTTTTTAGCGTATGGATGGCCAGCACATTTCTCTATAATGCTGCCTTTGTTGGCCCCTCTACGTCTACGAATAGACCCGTCTGGTTTACTCACAATTGCTTTACGGCATTCCTCTGAACAAACCGCCGAGCCGTACCGTTTGAAGTTGCTCAGATGGGCTAACACAACAGACCCGCAAACGCACTTGGTTTCTATGAAGTACCGGTTTGCTTGTCTGCCTCGGTAGATATACGGTTTGCGAAATACACCGTCACCCTTGTCTATTAAGTCTGGGTATTTATCGCTGTATTTTTCTTTTGGTTGGAGTTTCACTCCGCGTTTTTCTACCATGTTCTAGACCCCAAACGGCGATTAACGCCGCATCGGCGCGGCCGTCATCTTTCTTTCTAGAAAACATAGTAGCGTATTCTGGGAATAATTCAATAGCACGTTCTCTGCTGGCGTCTTTACCTTTAAAAAAACGCATTGTTTTTGTCCAAGTCGCAGGGGGGACAAGCGTTACCGTCGCGCCTAAAGTAGCAAGGACCCCTTCCAATACACCGCCCGCACGGCCAAACGCAAAAGAACTGGATACGCCCTGCCCTGTCATGGCCCACGTTTTCTCAACGTAAGCCTGATCATTTTCATGTATATGTGGACGGAGGGCTTGTGCTAAAAGAGCGGGGTCTACTTGGTTAACCACCCGTGGCCCCCGCTTAACTTTTATAGTTGGCATATCTATGAGGGTGAGTTGCCGAGTTTCGGTGTCCAATATAGCTATTGCTCCGAAGGCTCCGGGATCACATCCAACTATATTCATGAGCGATGAGTATAGTATTAGAAGCTAGTTCGCAAGTGACTACGTGGCCCCAAAGACTTACGATGGCGAAGCCCGTCGGGTTTGTGGCGACGCTTTGACTTTGGCTGCGGCCGCCATGTCATATCTTTAACGCTAGTCTTCTTGGCCATTACTCACCTTCGCTCATCTGAGTACCCGCCATCGCACCGCCAGTAGCCGCAGCACCCGCAACGAACTGGTTGATCAATTCGGCCTTCTTGCTGCCAGACGCTTGGCTAATCCGCAGAAGCAGATCACGTGCGGGCTTGCTTTCGTAAAGCTGCTTGGAAGCACCGAATGCGGCGCTGAGGGCCACGCCTTGTGGAAACGACAACCCGAGGAGAGTGCCAAGACCGCCGAAAGTACTTGCTGCGGCAAAAGGTACAAGCTGTTCGCCAGTACGGGCTAGGATGGGGGAGGTTTGAGCGCGGCTGGTAGCGCGAAGAACTTCGGCTAGGCCCTTGACGCGGCGCATATCGGAAGCACCGAAAAACTGCGAGAAGTTGTCGGACAGGCCCATGACTTCACGCGCAAACTTATTCGGGTCTACGTCGCCGGTTTCCTTATTCATTGCGCGCTTTGCAGCGTCTTGAATAAGCAAAAGGCGGGCGCTTTCGCGGCCATCTTTGTTGAGGCTTGTGAACAGCGTGCGGACATCGGCTGGCTTTGATCCAGTCAGCATCTTCGTGACGAGAGTTGGATCAAACTCGCCTTTGTTCAGTACGTTCTTCAACCCGCCAACACGCAGTTCATCCGCAGTACGGGCCAGCTTTGTATTTGCTACCTTCCAGAGATTGAAGTCCTTAGCTGTGCCATTCGCCTTAATATAGTCGCCCATATCTTCGTTGAGCGCAGTGTAGACTTTCTGAAATGCCTTTTCAGACTTACTTGAAATTGAGGCAAGGTTCGGATCGGCCTTGAGTTCAAACAGCGTCTTGCGATTGGCTTCAATCTTAGAAAGATCACCGGGCGTAGTAAGGCTGTTGCGAATATCTTCAAGCTGTCGGGCCAACGGGCCAAGCTGCTGCGGAAGGTTTTCTGCACGCAAATCACTCAACAGGCCGTCAATAGCGGCAGTAGATTTTGTCGCGGGCACATTCCCACCGGGTAGCGATCCACGGCCTGCAAACTGCTGGATTACGTTCTGCTTCATGTCCGTGTAGCGGCTAATCGTATCCGCACGGGTCTGGTTCAAATTGCTTACAACTTCAGAAGCAAGGTCACTGTCTACGCTAACACCGTAGTCCGCCAAAAGATTTTCAACGGCGTTTTCACGAGCGACTTGCTGCTCACGGCGCGTTCCGGCTGTACCAAGAGGCATAACTTCGCCAACCGATTGCGTAAGCTTCCCTACGCGGGTCGTCGGAGGCCTAACATCGCTAGTCATGACCGGTATATCGGCTTGACGGCCAGCCGCAACAATCTGTTCTGGTGAGATTTGCTGGCCTGCAAAACGACCGGCGGGGGGCACGTTTGTGCGAGGCGCGCCAGTAAATGTACCCGGACCACCCGGCAAGAAACGATTGGCAAGCGCACCAGCCCCCAACGCGCCAAGACCACCGATAGCCGCACCCTGAAGACGATTACCTTCGCCAGCTTCTCCACTACCGTACAGCGCACCGTATGCGGTTTCGCCAATAAGCGGCGCGGCTGCGGCGAGACGAGTGCCAGCGAGGATACCCTGCGCACCGCGAATGGCGGGAATTGACATCAATCCACCGCCGGTCAGTTCACCTAAAAATGTAGAACCGGAAGCGGTTTTGCGCAGATAGTCTTTGGTTTCAGGGTCTATGCCGTACCCACCAGTGATAGCGTTAGCCGCGCCACCAAAGTAACCAGCAGCCATCTGGCCGGGTTCGGTCTTCAGCAATTCGCCGAGCAGACCCTGTGCCGCACCCGTTTCGCCAGTCGGCGTTGGGATGAACTGCATGGGACCGCGCTGTTCCGCAGCCTTACGAACAAAGTCAAGAAACGACGGGTCGATCTGACGGCCATACCGCTGCCCAGCTTCGGTCACTTCTTGAATGATTTGATCTGGAGTTTTTCCGGCGCTGATACCGGCGTTATAGGCGGCCTGCATTGCACTCTGCGCAGCGCGGTCTTCGTCGGTAAGTTGTGCTGCACCAGCCGTAGCAGGAGCAAGGCGACCCGGAGCCGCACCGGCTTCCGAGATAACTGCGGTAGCGGGGGCTGCTGTGCCAAAAAGCGGCTTGATGCTTTCGTCAAATTTATCGGCAAGTGGCCCTGCCGCGATGCGTGCGGACTCAATCGCCTGATTGAGGCGTTGGTTCTTTATCGCAATTTCTCGCGGCGAATCTCCATATTGCGGAAAATAGCTTATCCTGTTGGCTATTTTCTGCTCTTCGTTATACGCAGCGCCAGTTCCCATAGTCAAAATCGCATCAAGCATATTTGCTTGCGCGTCTGTCACAATCCGGCGCTCAGGTCCGGCGATGCGGCGAGTGATAGCACCTTCGCCAAGAACATCACGGGAAAGCGTTTCAAAAATGCCAGCCTTCTGGGCCTCAGGATCAACAGCCAGAGTATTCTGAATATCTTTCGCACCGCCAGCAATACGGGTCAGAAGCGTAAGTGTTTTCTGCTGAGACTCCGTAGCCTTACCGCCCGGCCCTTGCTCCTGCTCTTGCGCAAACTTAATAGCTTCCCGCTCCGCCGCCGCAGCGGCACGCAAATCAGCGTCGCGCTGACGCTGCGCTTCGTCTGCCTTCCGCTGTTCTGCTTCAGCCGCGCCGGGGCCTGCTACAAAAGTGCCACCGCCGGAAGGCG